CTCGTGAAGCGGGGCCACCCCCAAGCTGCTGAGTGCGAAGCTCTTGTCGCTGGTCCTTATGAGACCGGCTTCGCACAAAGCATCGATGATTACCTCCACGGCATCGTGGTGGAGCCCGTCCGTGGCCTTGGACATGTCGACACTGGCGAACCAGTGGTCTGCATGCTGAAGGCCAGGGACGGCGGGACGGCCGGCTACTGGGGACGCGACTTCCCAGTCAGCCGACGGCATCAGGTCAGCGCTCTCGCGGATCCAAGCACCCTCAACAAAGTTAAGGGCGCTGGGGATACCGAGCACTCTGTACTTGAAGCCTGCCGAACGGAGAACCTCGAGACGGCACATCGCAGTGTCGCGGTAAGCGACACGGCGACGCCGCAGCTCAAGGACTCCCAAGGCACGGAACCCTTCCACCAAGATGTCGCTGTCTGCCGAGTTTGGCGCACCTACCAGGGCCCTTCGGACGCAACCCAAGAGGAAGCGTCCCAAGGAGTCCTGGCCGAACGCACGGTAACGACCGAGAACCGACGCGGGCAGGGGATAGAAAGAATCCCCTCCGCGCCAGTCCAAGGTCTTCCCGTGAATTCTCAACGAGGCTGCGCGCAGACCGGTAGACAGGAGGTAACCATCGAGCCCGCCACCAGCTGCAGGCAGCTCGTAGCAGGCGCTCGGGGATGTAGGCACTCGCAGAAGCGACTTCGGTCTAGAGCGTGTGAGCCTGGCCTGGCTCAGCACGAACTCCCGAAGACTGCGCAGTGCCCAGTCCGACGTGGTCGCTCTCCGCTCCGCTTTCCTCTTCACGTCAAGCACGGCCTTGTCCAAGTTCGCCCCGGATGGGGGCGGCGGCAATGCTCGAGAGGCCCGAGAGAAAGCGAAGCCGTCCAACTGGTTCCTCCATGCCAGATTGTAAAGACACACTACCACCTTCTTGTTTATAGGTGGCAGCAGGTCTGGCATTGGAGCCCTAAGGGAACCAGAACGGACGACGTGGCAAAGCATCTTCACAGACTTCGACATATGCACCCAACCTCCGGGTCTTCGGATGCAATGCTCAGCCCAAGTATGAAGATGCCACGCCACGCGGAGAGACGACCAACCAGCGTGGACAAGACCAGACCAACAGGCTGTCCAAACCTGTTGGCCAGGAGACGTTCGCCTCCTGCGGTGTCGGCCCTGACGA